GTCTTGCATTGATTGCTCTTGCCTGTTTCGCGTATTCGCTGCGGAGTGTCTGGCTCATAGCGATTTCTGGCACTGCGGGCGCGTAGGCTTTGCGGGGCTGGTTTGCTTTGCACAGCGCGACAAGTTGGGGTAGGCTTGGGGGAAATTCGGGGTTGCGCTCCATGCTTTGCGATAGAGCTGTTTTCACAGTGCTGCCGTCAAACTCGCGCAAGCCGTGCGCCCATATTTGTCTGGCGCTGATGACGCCCATGTCTTGCCCGGTGGCGTCAAGCTGGCCGGTGGCGAACTTCATCAAAAACAGATTGCCGTAAAAGCCGTGGAACACTTTGAACACGTTGTTGACGGCTGCGGATTCCTGCGCCTGTTGGGGCTGTGCCCTGCTCATGTTTGGCAGTAGCTGAGAGATTGGGTTAAGCATCGATAGCGCCCCCGTCTAAGTCGTTACCCCAAATAGCTGCTGCTGCACCAGCGTACTTATGCGCGTTCCTGTTTCCGGTTGCCGCTGATCCACGAACTACCCTTTGATCGCGTTTTGCAAACTTTGCGGCGTTTCTAAGCCATGTTCTGAACGCTGCTTGCCAGTCTTTGAAAGTTGATCCGTTGGCCGTGTGGTGATCTGTGAATGCTGGAAGCTCTGTATCGATGCTCAGTCCAGATTCGCTAGCCATGTCAACAGCAATCTGATTTGGCTCAAAGTTTTCAGGGATAGAAGTCTCCCGCCCCCTTGTTGTTGTTGTTTTCAATATGGTTTTAATATCTGTTTCAGATTTGGCTTTTCCGCCACTCCCATTTGGCAAATCTGCCAAATCGATATGTTCAATCTGAGAATCTGAAAAAGCGAACCAAGATGTCTTGTCGTACGGGGATGAGTTGTAATTTCCGCGAACCAAAACACCTTGAGTAACAAGGCTTTCAACGCACCTTCTGATTTGGTTTGTTGTCAGGTATGGGAACAGCGCCTCAAACGCTTTAACGCTGTTGTATGTCCATGTCTTGCCGTCGTACTCATGTGAGCGATTCGCCTTGTTGTGAGCGATCCAGTAACGGAAGTTGTTGAGCATCACAGACTCTGACAAGCCGTACTTGGCGGCATCATCGGTATTGAACGAGTGGATCATTGCGAAAACACTCCCGCCAACTTAGCTAACCCCTTTGGCGTAACCATGCACTGCTCACGAACTCGCTCAGTGCCATCAGGTTGAATTACCGTCCGGGCCTTGGTGGTGAGGTAGCCAGCATTGAATTTTTCTGCACGTGCGCAGTTGTTTGAGCTTCCGGGGCGTTTGTAAATCCACCCGTTCTCACGCAACCAAGCAATGAATTTATTTGGCTGCTGTTGCAGCGCTTTACCAGCCGCTTGCAAGTTGAGCATTCCGTCTGCCGTGGAAATCAAGTCAAGCGCTGCAACTTTTGGGGCTGCAATGGCAAGTTGAGCCTTTTGAGCATCAATCTGTTCTGATTGATCTGCCGCCAATCGAAGGGCTGCACTGAGTGTTGTCGGGATGGTGAAAAGAGGCTTTGCCGATTCAAGCTCTAACCAACGCTTCACAATGGCGTGACGCATTGGGGCTGAGTAACCCGATACAAGCGTTATGGTTAGGTCTTTTGGCAAAGTGAAGCCCGGCTGCATACGGCCATAGCTATCAGGAAACATCTCAGCAAAACTGCTGACATCTATTTCTAGCTGGTCTAGCATGGTGCGAATGTCGCGATTCACGTCGGCCTTGTTTTTCCCTGTGTACTCGGCGATTTCAAGGCTGGACATGGTGAGCGTTTCGGCGCTTGAAACGCCATACTCATTTGAAGGTTTACTGCTATCTTCAAATGAAGATGTAAAGATGTTTGCTGTTTGGCCTAGAATCAGTGTTGTCATTTGATTACCTTTTGATATCACTTTGATATCGTTTTGATGGCAACTTGATTGCGAGATGCAACCAAGCAAGAACGCCCGGCTGTCACCGGGCTTTTTTGTGAGCGTTTTAGAGCCGCCCACACGCTCATGCCGTCGCAAACCGTGAGGACGCGACAGGAATAGGTTTTGATGGCGTAGGTGCCGTTGTGAAGTTGTGCGCAAAGCTACCGCGATGGAAGGCCAGCAGCTTTGCCGTGCGCTCAGCGGGTGAGAGTGCTGTGATGGGTGGCTTGGCTTTCATGCTGCCACCTTGCGCAACACGGCCCAATTCACATCAGGGCGCAATACTTCGCACTTGATGCCGGTGGCTTGCTCAATGTCTGGGCACTTGTCAGCAGGGATGCCGCGTTTACGCCAGTGGTTGATAACGTTGGTTGACACACCAAACAGCTTCGCCAGCTTTGACCGATTGGCCGGATCATCTAGAACTGCGCTTGCGTTCTGGTCGTTGCTTAGCTTCTCAGGCTCAACAAAATCAAACTGTGTTGCGGCTGCTTCGGTTGCAAACTCGCAAGCAGTCAGGTAGTCAACGCCGCGAAACCACTCGTTTTTGAATTTCTTTTCTGCAATGTCGCTGCACTTCTGAATCAATGCGCCTTCTGATGGGATCACATGACCAACGCACAAAGCCGTGTGATGCTCTATAAGCTCAACCCCCATACAGGAAACTCGTTCGGCGTGTTGAGCAATGCGTGATACCGGGTCAACAGAGCGACCGACTTTGATTAGTCCGTTGCTGAAATGGCAGACGTAGAGGTATTGATTCATGCTGCCAAACCACTGTTTTTATTTACATTCGGGTTTTTATTGTTTGCCTTCTTTGTAAGAGCGTTTACATTCGGCTGACAAACCCCCTTGATCCGATCTGCCACAGGCTTAGACAGTGTTTCGGGCCACATATAGATAGCGTGGCTGGATTTGTAGCCCATAGCTTTAGCTGCCAGCGCTGGTGTGCCGCCCAAGAGATTGATTGCAGTTTGTTTATTCATCCTGCAATTGTAAATCAGGTTACATGACAAATCTCAAATAGATTTTCAAACCGTAAATTAGGATGCGATCATGAAATACGGCGAACGGTTACAACTGGCGATGACAAAAAGAGGCGACGTGACCGGAAACGAGGTCACTCGCGCATCATTGGCAAGGATTGCTGAATGCAGCCCTCAAAACATTGGCATGATCATCAATGACGCCAAAAACAAAGACCAAAAGCTGCAAACAAAGGCACACGCTGCCGTTGCTGAATTTTTGCGAGTTAACTCTCAGTGGTTGCTGGATGAAACAGGCCCGATGGAAATCAACAGTACAGTGATTGCCCCATCTACATTGTCTGCGTCAGCTATTGAGATGGCTGTGCTGTACGACATGATCCCGGCAACAGACAAGATTAAGCGTGCCAGGGCGTTTAACGCCGCAACTGATGCAATCATTTCAGTGCTGCAATCCGGAAACGCCAAATAGACAGCGTGTCTGCGTGCTTAAATATTACGCGCTTAATGCCGTTTGACGTACTTAGATCAGCGTGACGCTTGATTTCGGGCTGAGTCATATGCGGCCTAACAAGCGCATTGGAATTTTTCTCTTGTGCTGCAATAGCTGTGTTTTTATACATGTGTAAATCGTAACAAATTGGGTTGATTGCTGTCACCCCCTGTTCGGTGAATGCGCCGTTGTTTTTGTGCAAAAATCAAAACTCGATTGATAAATCGCAGTTCCCAAATCTTTTTCTATCTTTATTTGTAAATCTGTTTACTTTTTAGCCGTAAATCGGTTTACACTCTATCCCATGCTAACACGATGACAAATCGCAAGGCAAGACCGCTAAGACTCCAGCGAAACCAAAGCTGTGACGAGTGCGACAAGGTTGAGGACTAGACGCCCAAGCGCCATCGAGCGTAAACGTAGAAGTGAGCTGGAGACAGCTAGAGCAACCACATGATGTTGCACAGCGAAAGAATTTACCCATGCGTCAGTGATGGCGCATCAATAAGTTTTCGACAAGCAAGCAGAGGCGCCGGTTTAGCTCCGGTGTCATCCACTTATCAACAGTGGGCAGCCTTTCGAAAGTAAACACGCTGCTTTATGCGACCTGCTTGCTTGTCAACCTCTTTGCTGGGTGCAGACCCGTAATAACTGGCTTGTCGGAGTTGCCGATCGAGTGGCGGGCGTAAGCCGCTAACCAAACACTAGCCTGCTTTTAGCGGGTTTTTTTACGACTGGAAAACCCATGAAAAAGCTCATCAACAATTTTTGCAACAACAGCTCAATCGAACTAAGCGCAGCATTTCACCCAAAGTGCGGCGAGCTGGTGACGATTACACAGGGGGCCGGCAGTATGAGATTTCAACACGACATGACGGTATCGCAGGCTAGGGAAATGGCTGAGGCTCTTGTGGCGTTGGCTGATAGCGTTGATGAGGTGACAGCATGAGCAGCGGCAAATTTGCCCGCACGATGGTCGAGGCTTTCGGCCCATACACCAGCCGCCAACTATCCCCCATGCCAGAGCCGCACCACCCACATGACCGCATTGTGCTTTGGGGTTGTGCTGTTGGTGCTGTAGTGGCGCTTGCTGCGCTGGTGCTGACATGAGCCCGTCTCTATGGGTAGCCATTGCGCTGCTGGCTGTAGGCGTGTGCTGGCTTGCTGGCGTATGTATTGAGATTGCCAACGGCAACAGAGAAGAGCGCAAAGCCTACCGAGAAAAGCGTGCTCAAGATGATAAGGAAGCCATCCTACAGGGTGAGAAATGAAAGACGCACTGAGCATTTACCGACTCTACAGACTCTACAGACGCGCTGGCAACAGCATATCAGTGAGCATCAAAGCGGGGCTGGCAGCATGGCGCAGAACGTAGAGCTTGAAAGCATTTTGTATGCAATAGGGATGGAGAGCAGCACGGGTTACAGGCACATGGAAATGCTGTGTGATCTGCTTGCTGTGCCGTTTCCACCGAGAAATAAACCAAAGGAAAAGAATGTCAATTGCGACAATGATCCTGGGCCAAAGCGGCACAGGGAAAACAACCAGTCTACGCAATCTGAACCCGGACGATGTTCTGCTGATTCAGGCGGTAAAAAAGCCCCTGCCTTTTCGTTCTGCTAAGTGGGTGCCATGCACCAAGGCAAACCCGGCAGGCTCAATTCTGGTGACTGACAACGCTCAGACGATTGTGGGCGCAATGAGCCGCACCAAGAAGCCAATCATCATCATTGATGACTTTCAATACATCCTTGCCAATGAGTTCATGCGCAGGGTACTTGATCAAGCGAAAGGAAATGAAGCCTTCGCAAAGTACAACGAGATTGCCCGCAACGCTTGGGACATTCTGATGTGTGCGGGCGGTAGCGGTGAAAACAAGATACCAGACAGCAGCCGTGTTTACATCCTTGCGCACACTCAAGAAGATGACGGCGGCCATGTGAAAGCGAAAACAATCGGCAAGCTGCTGGATGAAAAAATCACTATCGAGGGATTGCTGACTATCGTCATGCGGACCACGGTGATCAATGGGCAATACCTGTTCAGCACTCAAAACAGCGGACTCGATACCGTGAAAACACCGCTTGGAATGTTTGATGACATCCATATCCCAAATGATATAGCAGCCGTTGACGCTTCGATCTGTTCCTACTACCAAATCAACCAACCCACTTAAAGGAAAAACCATGTACGCATTAGACAAACAAGGCGCAGAAGCAGCCAAAAAATCAGACACCGGCGGCGGTGCAATCAAAGAGATGGGTAAATATGTTGGAGCCTTTACCCAGGCTGTAGACCTTGACACGAAAAAAGGCGGCAAGGGAATCGCGTTTTCGTTTGTAAGCTCATCGGGACAAAAGGCCAATCTGGCTATCTACACCAAAGGCGCTGACGGTTCGCTATATCAAGGATATGAGCAACTGATGGCAATCATGGCTTGCATGGGACTTCGCAACATCAACGCCAAAGACGGCGAATACACCAAGTACGACTACGACACCCGCAAGGATGTACAAGTGCATGGAGCCCTGTTTCCAGAGCTTTGCAAGCCCATTGGTTTGCTTCTTGAGACTGAGGATTACGAGAAGCAAGACGGAACCACTGGTTCTCGAATGGTTCTGAAAAACGTATTCCAGGCAAACACAGAGCTTACGGCCACAGAGATTCTGGACAGGAAAACAGTGCCGGTGCAGCTTGAAAAAATGGTGGAAGGCTTGCGGCATCGTCCAATGAAAGGCGCATTGAAACATGCGCCAATGCCGACGCGTAACAGTGGCGCGAATGACTACCCCGATGCGCCTTTTGATTCCGACGAAATCCCTTTTTGATCAACCACACCGCATAGCGGCTAGCGGGTGAAATGCCCGTATCGCACCGCAGCGCATCGCCAGGCATCGAAAAGCAAAGCAAGGAAGTGAAGAGCAACGCGGTTAGCCCGTCATGCGGGTTAATCGAGTCGTTATTTATTCAAAGGCAGCGCAGTGCAGATCATGGCATTGCAAGGCAAAGCAATTAAAAGCTATTCGGATAGGGCATAGCAATGTGCCACTTCCGAAGTGTTTTCACTTCAAGTGCAATGCATGGAGTCGCAACCAAGGGCAAAGAGCCGCAAGGCATAGCAAAGATATTCGACAAGGCTTCACGGCTTTGTCGAATCTCTTTCGAGGTTTAAGGCACCGTCCCGCATCGAATCGCAGGGAACCGCAATTCATTGAAAAGCAACGCGACAAGGCTTCTGCTTTGTCAGGTCGCTTTGACCTAACGGAATCGCTAGGCATCGCATTGAAGCGTAAAGATGCGCATGGCAGCGAAATGATATTCGGATAGGAGCTAGGCGACTGGCTCACTTCCGAATCTTATTGATTCAAACGCACTGTATAGAAGTGCATTGCAAGAAAAGGAACGGCATCGCATAGCAGTGCAACGATATTCGGCAAGGTTTCGGCCTTTCCAAATCTCATTGTGAGATCCACCAAGCCAGCAAACACGCTGGCTTTTTTATTACTGAAAGAGAATCATGGCTAT